GCTGGAGGACCACCATATCAAATAGATCACCTTACAATAGGTGGAGGTGGAACTGGCGGAGGAGCTTTCGGAGGCGGAGGCGGAGGAGCCGGAGGTTTTATTTCTGGTAATTTCATAGTAAATTCTCAAGTTTTAATCACAGCCACAGTAGGCGGAGCTGGTGGAAGTAGTTCTATCGCAGGAACTGATGTAACCACAGTAACTAGTTCTGGTGGTGGTTCTGGAGGCCCAGGAGGAAACTCAAATCCACTTGGAAGACCGGGTGCATCTGGCGGAGGAGCTGGAGATGCAGGACACAACCCACACGCAGGAGGATCTGGAATTTCAGGTCAAGGAAATAATGGCGGAAGTGGTAGTGGCGGTAGCCCAGGAACTGGTGGCGGAGGCGGCGCTGGAGGCAGTGGCGGTAACAATCCAAATGGAACCGGAGGATCTGGTTCTGCAAGTTCAATAACAGGATCATCAATTACATATTCCGGTGGCGGCGGTGGAGCACCAAATAAATCTGGAGGATCTGGCGGCGGAGGAAATGGTTTTCAATCTGGTGCTGGAAATACAACCCCAAGAGCTGGTACAGACGGCCTAGGCGGTGGCGGTGGCGGTGGAAAATTCCCTGCTTCTCCTTCACCTGGAACTGGTGGAGATGGTGTTGTAATTTTAAAAATGCCAACGGCTAATTATACTGGAAACGTTACAGGAAGTCCTACAGTTACTACAGACGGAAGTAATACAATTGTTAAATTTACAGGAACAGGAACATACACAACGTGACGAAAAGATTTGCTAAATTAGATGAGAATAATATTGTTATAGATATTCAAGCTGTAGAAGATGCTGAAGCTGTAACAGAACAAAATGGAATAGATTTTTTACGTCATATCCATAAAGATAATTCTAATTGGGCTGAATCAGTAGATAGAACTGCTGAAATAGGCGATACTTACGACTCTGAAACTAAACTATTTACTGCAGCACAACCATATCCTAGTTGGACGTTAAATGAAAATAGACAATGGGTACCACCAGTTGAATACCCAGAGGATGGTGAAAGCCATACTTGGAACGAAGAAACTCAGTCTTGGGATTAATTTTTAAAAATTTTTCTAATTAATTTTTTAATACGACCTTCAATAGTAGTATTTTCAAAATATTCTATGCACTCTGCTATCGTTTGTTGACGTATATATTCTTCTCGTATTTCTTGTGATGAAGGTTTTTCATTATGCCAACGTTTTAAAGTAAAATTACCCTCCCAAGCATCTAACTCGTATTCAGTATTTCTAATTAAAGAATCCATAACAGTTTCTACACCCCAGGCAAAACCTGTTTTGTTTGTATATTTTTTTATTAATTGCTTTGTAGTATATTTAGATTGCATTATTTTACCTCCAGTTCTGCTAATTTACTTCTACCACCAAATAAACCTCTTACAAAACAATTAAAAGCTAGACTAGCTCTAAGATTGTTTCCTTTTTTGGTTTCTACTTTATGTGTTAAATCTGAATTAAATATAATTAGATCTCCTGTTTTGACAGGAAACCACCAACTTTCAGAGTTATATATATCATAATTTGTAACTTCTGGTTTTATTCTTTCGTATCCCGTTCTAAAAAATTTAATAGAGTCGTTTGCTGAGTCTGCATCAATGTAAAGGACACCAGATATTAAACTATTTGGATGTTCATGTCTGTGATGATACTCATCTTGCGCTGTCCAATTCATCCATGATTGAGTTATGTATGGTTTAACATCCTTATATTTAGGAACTACTTTAATATAATTATTAATGTGACTGAACAATTCTTTTTTTAATTTTTTAAATACGGGTTTTTCCAAAATATATGTTTCTTTTGAAATAAGATTGCCTGTATTTTTTTGGGTATTTTTTTTAATTTTATTTATTTCTTTTAATTCTAATTTAGTTAATTCTCTAAATAAGTTAGTTCTGTAAACACAGGTAGGAAAGATCGTTAATACATCAAAATTCATAATTTCTGCCTATCAATATATATTGCTTTTATTTTAATATCAAGTATATATGTGGGATAAATGAAAGACAGAGAAAAAAGAAATCCAAATGTCGAAGATTATGTTTTAGTAGCTAAATCAATAGTTCCTAAAAATCTTTGTAAAGATTTAATTAAAGATTTAAAAAAATATAAAGAAGATTGGTTTGAGCACACGTGGACTCAATATACCGGCGAAGGGGAAAGACCCCTGAAAGGTAGTAGTAAATTTGAATTAGCTAACTGTTATTTAAAAACAGAAAATCATAAAAAGTTAATGGACATTGTTTATAAAGTTATTGAAGGCTATATAAATAATTTTAACTATCCGTGGTTTAATTCATGGGCTGGATTTAGTAATGTGAGATATAATATATATAAAAAAAATAAAACAATGGCTAATCATTGTGATCATATTACTTCTTTGTTTGATGGTAAAAATAAAGGAATTCCAATTTTAAGTATACTTGGTGTATTAAATCATGACTATGAGGGTGGTGAGTTTATTATGTTTAATAACAAACGATATGATCTAAAGCAAGGTGATGTTCTAGTTTTTCCTTCTAATTTTATGTACCCACATAAAGTAAATCCAGTGACTAAAAAAATTAGATATTCTTATGTGTCATGGGTTTGGTAATAACAAAAATAAAAGAACATAAAAATATTAAAAAAATGATTATGGAAGAAATTAATAATACAAAACAAACTAGTTTTGAAAAGATTACATCTACTGACTGGAAAACTCCAGCCAACATAGAAAGAAAATATTTTACAAAATACATAAAGGATGTAATAAATAAATACTATACTGGGATAGCGGAACAATTAGGATTAAAAGATTTTAATCTTACAAAATTAATTATACATAACTGGTGGTTTCAAAAATATAATAAAAACTCTACTCACGATTGGCATACTCATGCTGGTTCACATTTTACTAACGTTTATTTTGTAGAGCTACCAAATAAAGAAAATGCTACTCAAATAAAAGGTTTAAAGAATTTAAATGTAGAAGAGGGTGATTTAATAACTTTCCCAGCGTATTGGGCTCATAGATCACCAATAAATAAAACAGACAAAAGAAAAACTATAATATCTTTTAATACATCATATGAATATTAGTAAGGAGAAAAATATGGAAGAAACAAGAGCTGTATTACCTGTGTTTTCAAAGGTTATATATATAAATAAATTAAAACTTAATAATAAAAAAATAAATAATTTAATAGGCAATAAGTTTATAAAAGCAGGACATAGAATACCTGAAGACCCAAAATACATATCTAGTTTTAGTTTAAGTAAAAACGTATTAGATCAAAAAAAATTTAGTTTTCTAAAAAAACAAGTTATGGAAGAACTTAAATTTTACACAAAAAATGTTCTTAGATACGGGCACAAGTTTAGAATGACTACCTCATGGTTTACTAAAACAGAAAAAAACGAAGAGTCTGGTTTTCATAATCATAGAAATACTTTTATTAGTTGCATACTATATTTAAATGTTGATGATAAATCAGGGACGTTAAGCTTTATTGATTATAATGTTAACAAAATGTTTCAGCTAACTCCGATAGAGTATAATAATTTTAATTCAGAAACAATTAGAGTAAAACCAGAAAACAATATGATTATATTTTTTCCTAGTGAAATGTATCACAAGGTATGTTTACACGAATCTGATAACCCTAGAATATCTTTAGCTTGTAATTTTATACCTGTAGGGCCTATTTCTGATCCTAGTAGTGATAACTTTGTGCATTTAACGATAAAATAATTCGTTTATTTTTGGGGCAGATTTGCTATACAAGGTATTATGCTTCAAAAAATAGCTTTTCAACCTGGTATTAATAAGCAGATCACAGAAACAGGGGCCGAGGCCCAATGGGTAGACTGTGATAATGTTAGATTTAGATACGGCATTCCTGAGAAAATAGGGGGCTGGAATCAACTAGGACAATTAAATTCAAATGAATTAACTGGTGCAGGAAGAGGTTTACATCACTTTGTAAATACTGCTGGTAGAAGATATGCTATAGTTGGAACAAACAGAATATTATATGCGTTTTCTGGTAACGTATTTTATGACATACACCCTATAAAAACTACCACTACTTTAACAAGCGCTTTTAGCACAACCAATGGGTCACCAACGGTAACTATAACTTTTCCTACAGCTCACAATATAAATCCTCAAGATATAATATTGTTAGATAATTTTTCGACTATTACAGGATCTAATTTTGGAGCATCTGATTTTGATGATAAGAAATTTATGGTAACATCTGTTCCTAGCGGAACAACTCTAACTATTACGATGCCATCAAATGAGTCTGGATCGGGAGCAACTACTTCTGGAGGTGTAAGAGTTCAACACTATTTTCCAGTAGGAACTCCGGTTCAAGAAAAAGGTTTTGGTTGGGGTCTAGGTACATATGGAGGTGTGGCCAATGGAGCTGTCACCACAACTTTAAATGGAGCAATAAACTCTAGCACCACAACTATTGTTTTAACAAACGCAGCACAATTTCCATCCACAGGAACTAACTTCGTTTTAATCGGAACAGAGATGATTCAATACACTGGTGTGAGCAGTAATACTTTAACAGGTGTAACAAGAGGAGCTAGAGGAACTACAGCAGCGTCTCACAGTGATGGTGTTACGGTTACCAACGCTACAGATTA